TGTGGAGTCGGCAATCGGGATCCAGACCCTCGCACAGAACTCCGAGACTCAGCTCTCGGGGACGGCGGCACAGGTCGCAGGGGCCGTGGAGTGGGGCCTCTCGCGTTCCCTGCGCCTTGTCGCCCAGCACTACGTCATGCCGCGGCTGGTTTCCTCCGCAGGTGTTGACGACACATCTGAACTGCGCGCGTTCGTCGGCTCCCAGATCAAGGGCGCGGAGGACGTCAAGATCACCGCGTCGATCCTTCCCAAGAGCCGCGCGCTTCAGTTCCAGACCCTGATGCAGCTCGCCCCGCTGGTCGGGCAGGACATCCGCCCCCATGTGGCCCGTTTCATGGAGGGCTCATACGACGAGTTCATCACCGCGGAAACGGCGCAGCGCAACCGGCAGAAGAGGGAGAACTCAGCCCTCGCCGCGCTCGCGACCTACCCGCAGCGCGATCAGGTCTACAAGGACTTCATCCAGCTTCAGTCCAAGTACATGGAGGCGGTCCAGATCGCGATCTCTCAGGGGCAGGATCCGATGCAGACGCTGATGGCGTCTGGGATCCAGCCACCGCAGGTTCTCAACATGCTGCGTGACGCCGGCGTCGCCATCCCCACCGTGGAGGACTACGACGACCACGCGCAGCACATGAGAATGCTTGACGACTGGCGTCTCTCCGATGGATACGACGCTGTTCACCCGCTCGTCAAGCAGGCTGCCCGCGAACATGCGGACCAGCACAAGAAGGCCCTCGCGCAGACGATGCTCTCCATCGGCGCACAGCAGCCGATGCCGCAGCCGGGCCAGCAGCAGGGCTCGCAGCCCGCGCCGAAGGGCCAGCCGTCGCCGCCCAAGCAGCCCGGGCAGCCGGCGGGTCAGTCAACCGACATCGACGTCATCTCTGGCTTCGGGAACGGATTCTCCAAGGAAGTTGAGGCGATCCTCAACGTGGCCGACCGTGGCCTTCTCTACCCGCGCGAGATCCGAGAGAACCTGGCGAAGACCGGGATGATCATCTACGAGGAGGTCGCCCTCCCCGATGTGGACCCACCGGCCCTGCCGGACGAGTCCCCGCACACCGTGAACCCCGAGGAGTTCGAGGACTTCTCTGACGACGAGGAGATCGAGTGAGTACCGACTACCACCCAGGCTTTGAGGGTGGCGAGGAGGGGTCCGCTTCTCCTCAGCCGCCGCAGCCAGAGGCAGAGGCGCAGCCGCAGAACAACCCTTGGGAGCCCTGGCAGCAGGCTGGCTGGGAGCCTAACGAGGTCAACCCCTACGAGGTGCGTCAGGCATATGACGGCTGGCAGGCGCTCGGTAACCGCGACACGCGCGACTACATGCTCGAGCGCATGATGCAGGGGCATGAGCTTCCCGATGGCATGTCATGGCAGGACGCCAAGGAGGCGATCCAGCAGGCGTGGCAGATGCAGCAGGATCCGTTCATGCAGCAGGATCCGTTCGTGCAGCAGACTGACCCCTACTACGGCCAGCAGCAGATGGACCCCTACGGCCAGGAGCAGTACTCCGAACCAGTGAACCCGGCCGTCGATCCCTACGCGCTCAGGCAGGCGTGGCAGCACGATATGCGTGGCGAGCTTCAGCAGTTCCAGCAGCAGTTGCAGGAGGAGTACGAGGAGCGCGCCATGGCTGAGGACTTCAACCGGTCCATGCACTCCCTGAGGGATCAGCACAACCTGAGCGATTCAGATGTCGCTTTCATCGCTCCGCGCGTACAGGACTACATCCGTCCAGACGCTCCGATCTCGCAGGCGGTCGAGCAGGCGTACCGCGAATTCGATGAGTGGCGCCGGAACGCCATCGCGTCGATGGCGGGTCAGCAGCAGCAGGCCCCGCAGACGTTCTCCCCCGGCGGCATCGCCGCATCGCCGGACCAGCCGCCGCGCTCCATCGCGGAGGCCGCTCAGATGATGGAGAACCGCTTCGGCTAGGAGTTGCCCTTACGCAACCCCATGAGGAGCCCCGCAAGGGGCTCCTCTCGTTTCCCCCGCCGTAATTAGGTATAGTTAAAGCGCACGGCAGTCGGCTCCGGCGGGTGGGCAAAGTTCCCCGGGAGGACGGTGCGGAAAACACAGGGCTCACGCCCTGTTTCCCCGTCCTTCCGTAAGAGGAGAACCACAAGATGTCGCTTTATTCGGCATCCAGCGCGTTCGCCAAGGACACCTGGCTTCCGGGGCTCAACTACGAGCTTCTGAGCGAGCCCGGCACCCTGCTTGGGTGGCTCGGTTCGTACACGGACAGCCGCGTGACTGTGGATGTTGAGGGCCGGCGTTCCTACGTCAAGCTCCGCATCGGTGACTCGCTGGGTCAGGCCACCATCTCGCAGGGTGGCGACTACCCCAACCCGGGCGACCCGACCTACGACGAGGCGCAGCTCAACCTCGCTCACCTGTCGCACGCCCTCTCGTTCACCATGGAGGAGCTGGCGCTCCTTGAGTCGGCTGAGGCTGCTGCCGTGCCGATCATGGCTGAGAAGATGACTGCCGCCAAGGAGGCCATGTCCTCCGACATCGAGCGGCAGGCGTGGGGCGACGGCTCCGGCGTTCTCGCGAACGTCGCCTCGTCGTCCGGCGCGACCATCACCCTGGACGCCACCACCTCGTCGCAGATCGACCGCGACCGCTACATCTGGGTTGATGACGCCAACCGCGCTCGCTACGACGTCGTGAATGGTTCGACCGGTGCCCAGCAGGTGACGGGCTTCACCGTGTCGGACATCAACGAGTCGACCAACGTCCTTACCTGCTCGGCCACGATGACCTCGGCCACCTCGGCCGGCGTCGTCGTCCGCTCCGGTACCTGGGCGTCTGGCGGTGCCTACTACTCGCTCGAGTTCCCGGGCGTGAAGGCGCTGGTTGACGACGGCAACACCTACCTCGGCATCGACCGCACCGCGTCGGGCAAGGGGTACTGGAAGGCCATCGTCAACGACAACTCGGGCACGCTCCGTCCGCTGACGGAGGAGCTGATCCACCAGACCATGAACAAGGTCGCGCGTCGCAGCGGCAGCCACCCGCAGGGTGACTACGCCGCGTTCGCTTCGCCGGGTTCGTGGACCGCGTACCACCAGATCATGACCCCCGGCCTGCGCTACACGGTCGACGGGTCGGCGGACATCGGCTTCGGCCGTCCGCTGGAGATGCTGGGCGTGCCGCTCTACCGCGGCGTCCGTTGCCCGCGCAACTCGATCTACCTGCTGAAGAAGTCGTCCCTCAAGTTCGTGCGCCCCAAGCACACGAAGCCGGGCGACCTCCTCAACTTCGTCAACATGGGCGGTTCGGAGTTCTTCCTCCAGAACGCGTCCAGCGGTCAGGGCCACGCGGCTGCCGTCGTGGCGTACCTCGACGGTTTCCTCGGCATGATGTCGACCAAGCCGCGCGACCACGCGCTGCTGGGTGACATCACCGAGGTCGCCAGCACCTACTAGGTGATCTGATGGCCGTCTCCGTCACTGTCAACCGCACCGACTCGGTCGGTCGTTACACGAAGTACGTCACGGGAACGATCACGTTCGACAGCTCCTACCCGACGGGTGGGGAGCCGCTGTCAAACAGCGACGTCCAGCTCTCGAGCAAGATCGACTTCCTCCAGGCGTCTTCGGTGGACGGCTACATCTTCGAGTACGACTACACCAACTCGAAGGTCGTGGCCTACCTGCCGAACTCCGACGCGACGGCCCCGTCTGTCGCCAAGGAGGTCGCGAACACGACGGACCTGTCGTCGGTGACCTGCAACTTCATCGCTTTCGGTTACTAGATGAAGCTCGCCAGTTCTCCTGTCAACGATCTGCTGTACCCCGACTGGAGGTTCGTGGAGGAGGATCTCCACAACGTCTCTGGTCGCGTGCAGGATTACGACGAGGAGGCCCGACTGGCCCGGGACAATGTCTCGGGCCAGTTGGGGCTGGCGAGGCGCATTTCCAACCCCGACCCGACCGGCTCCGGCTCGATCTGGGTCATCGCAAAGCGTCTCACCGATTCCGACGATGAGCCGCTTGCCGGCGAGCCCGATGCGCGCGTGCTGGAGCAGCAGCGGGCCTCGGATGCATTCCGCATCCAGAACGTCGACGCATGGCGTCGCACCCAGGAGAAGGTCTGGGAAGCGAATGAGCGTCGACGCATCCAGCGTGAGATCGAGAAGAACATGGCGAACGCAGAAGAGTTCGTCTGGACCGCGCGTCGCAAGGATCTCAATCAGGCAGCGCCGGTCAGGGTGAGCAAGGACGTCGCCTGATGGCGAGCGGCGACTTCGCTGACCTCTACACCAAGGCGATCTACGGATCGCGGCGCGATACCTCTGACTCATTCGACGTTGCCCGCGCGAAGGACGCGATCAACGAGGCTTTGCAGGCTGTGTCGTTCACGGGCGACCCGTGGAGCTGGCTTGAGCGCGAAGGAGAGGTGACCCTCCAAGTCGGGGCCGACGTCTACTCCTACGCGACCCTTGGCACTGCGCTCGGGACGACCGTCAGCGAGATCATGTCCTTGGTCATGGACAACGAAGACGGTGGGTATCGGCTTGAGTCCATGTCATGGGACGCGCTTGAGAACGTGACCTACGGAACCCAGGACGACGAGCAGTCCGGTGAGCCGATCTTCTGGGCTGACTGGGACTCAAAGATCAGGGTCTACCCCAAGCCCGACGAGGCTTATGTCTTGGGCGTCTTCTACCGCGCCTACCAGTCGGAGCTTTCAAGCGACTCAGACGTACCACTCATGCCGCTTGAGTGGCGCACGCGCCTTCTGGTCCCCTACGCCTGCTCGCGCCTCCTGCGGCAGGAGGGCGGATCTGAGGCGGCCTCAGAAGCCGACCGCTACATGGGCGAGTACCAGCGCGCCTTCCTTGAGTGCCGCAACGCCTGCGCGACCATCAGCTCTCCTGCCATGCGCCTCGCGACCCCCGCCTGGCGTGACCAGATGTGGATGGGCTGATGCGCGAGATCGTGATCGCGCGCCCGTTCGCCGGCGGATATCGCTCAGATGCTCCCGACTACGCGCTCGAGGCGAATGAGTGTGCGTACTCGCAGGACGTCATCGCCCCATTTGGTATTGCACAGCAGAGGTGGGGGTGGAACTTCGACGGCACGACGACGGACGCGGCGAAAAACCTTATTGGCGTGTCCAGATCGCGCTTCCCGATCACAGAGCGATCAGTAACGCTTACGACAACCGAAGACGGATACGTCTATATCCATAACCCGGCGTCTTCTGGGACAGCTGTATGGGAGAACAACCCCCCATCCTATTCAGCATCGTGGATCCCCCGCTGCATGTATAACGGCGAAGTAATTCTTTGCGCCCAAGACGGTGTTACCCCGCTCCTCCGCTACGCCGGTTCGACCCTCGCCAACTCCGCAGGATGGCCGACAGGGGGGACCGGTCTATGGTCTATTGCGGACCAGTCATCGTCTCCAACTATTTCATTAACCACATGGCCGTCAGGCACCGAAAAGGGCGCCTTCTTCAGCGCCCTGTATACAAACGCAAGTAGCAAAGGGTTTTTCCCGCACATTTCGTCAAGGGTTCTTGCGAAGTCTTCGTCGACGGTCATCACCCTTGATGGAATACGCAACTCCTCGGGTTCCCCGACTCCAGCAACGGGCGCGACTGGGACGTATGTGATGCCGGTCGGTTTTGCCTGGCCGGGGGTGTCTGTGTGGGACACCGGCACATCAACCGGCAACTCCCCAACCCTGAGTCAGTTTTCGTTTTCCGGCGCCGATCTGGCGAGTGCTGGGCTGTTTGTGGACTATGTCCCGATGAATGACTGTCTCTTCATTCAGAACCCAACCTCGGGCTCCCCGCACATCATGGTGTCCGTAATTTCGTATACCGCTGGCCCGCCCGAGTTGCTGAATGTCCAGCCAGCCCCGCAATCGACGTTTGGCTCAACGCAGTACCGGATATCCCGTCGCCTCCCCTTCAAGGACGCTGCGGTTCACAACAATTCATTGTGGGGTTGCGGGGTTCGGCAGTACCCAAACCGGGTATACGTCGGTCCGCCGCTTTGGGACATCGGAAACCCGCCGGGGTCGATTCAACCTTTTGACCCAATTTCCGACAGCACATTTGCCGACGTTGATGAGTTCTTCTTAACGCCGGTTGACGTTCCCTCTCGCTACGACACTGACCCGGTCGTGTCTATCCTTGCAACGCCTGGCCCCCTGCTTGTGCTTAAGGGGGCGTCGGTATACGGGATCTATGGCTCGTATCCCAGCTACGAGCAGTCGCTGATTGCCAATGGCTCTGGGTGCATCGACCTTCGCTCGGCAGTTTCTGTTGATGGCGTTGCGTATTGGGCAGGCCGTGACGGCATCTTCATGTATTCGGGCGGTCAGATCGTCCCAATAACACGCGGCAGGATCGAGCGTGAGTGGCAGGCGCTCATGCGTGGGTACGTCGACGGCACCTCATGCGTCTCCACCGCTGTTGTCACGAATCATCTTGTCGTATCTGTTGCGTCACTTTCCACCTCCGCTACAGGCGAGGCTAAGGTCGGTCCCGATTCGTCCAACCCGTCTGAGCGCACATATATCTATGACCTCAAGGCGCAGGTGTGGACGTCGCGCATCAGCAACGCCAAGATGCGGAACATGTCCTCGGTCCGCGTCCCGGGCGAGGTTAACTCGATCTTCGCAGTAAGCGACGATTACCAGGGCCGCGTAATCGACGTCACCCCAGCCGTGACTGGAACGAAATGCACCGACCGCGCAGCTCAGACGCTCACTGACGCGGATCCGAACGACGCAGCCGGGGACGGACCCCGTATGCAGGCATGGACCGGCTCGTCACTGGCCGCGGCTAACGGTGTCGACGGCGAGGCGCGGTTTGCGGATCTCGCCGTGACCACGAACCTCGTTGACTCAGCCGGATCACCAACTGCCGCTATCGACGTCAGCACTTTCCATGGCGGTGGTCTTGACGATCAGGCCAGCACGGTCGTCGCCCAGGGCACGATTACCGGTGACTCCGTTGATCGTGTCGACCGCAAGAAGTTCCGGGTCAACCAGACAGGACGTCTGCATCAGGTTCGCATTGACATGGACGTCACTTCGGCCACAACGACGAAGACCCAGATTCCCGAAATCACGGCGACCTTCCGCGATAGCCGGAGGATGACATGACGACGTCGAACTTCTGGGGTTTCCAAGAGAAGACCCCCGACAAGGAATTCTCCGCTCCTTACGACACCAGCACAGTTATCCGTGAGTCTCTCCGCGATGGGTCAACGACCTCCAACCTTCCCCGGCAGAACGCATCTCCGATAGCTCAGACATCCGGTGGCATTGGGATCCAGAACATCAAGCGCGCGTTTCTGAACGCTGTCCCGTCGCCGCTTGGTATTGATTTCCAGACGACCAGCACTTCCTACGTCCGTGCAGGATCTGAACTGTCTGGATCGGTTGAGACGTCGGGCCGCCCCCTGATGCTGCTTGTCCGTGGCAACGCTGGGATATCAAGCGGCTACGCGACCATCAGCGTCTTGCTCAATGGCGAAGAGGTGACGGGCGGCGACGGAATGTCTCGCGTCTACCCGTCAAACCAAGAGACGTTCTTCGGAATGTTTGTCGCTACGCCGCCTGCCGGCACGCAGAGCATCGCGATGGTCTGGAAGACAAGCACTGGTTCCAATGTCCTCATGCCGCGCTCTTGCCGGCCGTCCGTAACAGCGGTGGAGATATGAGTACCAACTACTTCCGTCCGACTACCTACATCACGCGCCCCTCGCGGCCGGCGCAGGTTCAGATGCCGGCTGCAACGACTGGCAGCGGTCTTCCCACGCGCGAGAACTTCCAGGTTCAGTTCAACGGCCAGAACGCGCCGAACCAGGGGCAGATCACCAACCTGTTCAACACCCTTTACGGCAAGGGGACGGCAGGGCAGGACGGCTACCTGCCGGGCATTAACGAGATTGCTGCTCGCCAGTACGGTACCCAGAAGACGAACGTCCAGAACGCGCTCCGTGGTTACGGAGGATTCTCCTTCCGCCAAGACGACCCGAATACGAAGGACGTCGATGAGTCTCTGATGCTCGACTACACGCCCGACCGGCTCGGGCGCAACGAGCGTCAGGCTGTCCTTTCAGCGCGGGCCGCTGCCAACGCGCGAGGGATGCTCTCCTCGGGGTTCGCTGACAAGCAGATCGGTGCTGCGCTTCAGCAGGTGAGCGCGGATGTCGCGGCAATCGTTCGCCAGTACAGCACGAACATCAACGCCATTGCGACCAAGTATTTCGATCCCTTTACTGGGCTCCAGGCGCAGGCGATAGGCCAGATTAACTCCCTTTACGGGTCCGACTCCACCTGGCTGACAGACCGTCAGGCAGAAGCCGCAGCAGCAGTTGCAGCGACGCCTGCTCCGGCCCCTGCTCCGGCCCCTGCGCCTGCTCCTGCGCCGTCACCCCTGCCCGAAGCAGCGCGTCCTAGCGAGAGGACTGTCTGGAGGGGAGCAAACCGGCCGAACATGGCGACGCTCCGCAAGAGGCACCCCGGCATGAATCTCCGGGTCGTGGTCGTCCGACCGCAGGGCGCGCCTCCCAAGTACGTCGTCTACGGAGTTCCGAGGTAGCAATGGCACGCCGTCCACAGCCCCGCATCTTCAACCTTTCCCCGTATGCCGGCGCGCCGATGGTCGACCTCTCGTCTGGACGCGTGACGCGCAGGAGCGGGAAGAAGATCAAGCGCAATCCCCTCGCCGTCCCCGGCGAGTTCGCCCTTCCGCGCCGCGGCGGACTGAGGATCCTCCGTAACCGGAGGACGGACACGATGGGCGTCCGTGACCTCGTCGTTGACCAGAGCGGACGCGTCGTTGCAAACATTCGCCCCGGGTCCAGTCCGCAGTTGCGGATGGTCGGTCAGGGCGCGAACCGCCGCCTCGTCGTCGGGCGGTCGGCCGCCCCCGCCTCCGGTGCCGCTCCCACCGGGGGCGGTGCGGGCGCGCCGGTCCTCGCTGATGTCACAGACGACCCAACACTGTTCAAGAGCTCCAATGACCGCGTTCTTTGGACCGGTAGTGGCAGGCCGAACACCGCAACGCTCAACCAGCGCCACGGTGAGGGCAACTGGTACCTGGAGCAGGGCGAGGACGGCAAGTACGTCGTCAAGGCGCGCGACAACTCGCCGTATGCCCAGTACAACGACTACCCATTCATTCGCAGGTACCTCGAGGGCCTGGACACTGGCTACAACCAGTTCAAGGGCTACATCGACAACACCCTGACCCCGAACCTGACTGCGGCGGCCGAGAAGCTGACCGGCATGGCTATCGCTGGCGGCAACGCCTACAACACCGCCATCCAGAACTACGCCGGTTCGGCAGGCACCGCAGAGGCTGCGATCACCACGCCTCAGGTCGCCGGCATGACCGGCGGGACCGTGCAGGCGCCGAACCAGAACGCCCTTGCCGCGCAGCAGGGGATCGCCGCAGCGGCCAACACCGCGCGCGGTATGGACGCCGCCTACCGGACGACCCTTGGCGCGACGGACGCGGCGGCCAAGAGTACGGACTTCCTCTCTCGCTACACCTCATACGCGGCTGGGCTCCTCAACCAGTACGGGCAGAAGCGCAACGAGGAGCGCCTCAAGCTTGATCAGTGGATCGAGGAGCAGAAGCAGGCGCAGCGCGACTACGATCTGAAGCTTGCCGACATGGAGTCGCGCACGATCAACGCCCTGATTATGAGCGGTGACCGTGCGGCGGCACGGGATGTCACGACGCGCGGTCAGGATCTTGTCGACGCCCGCGCGCAGGCAGACGACGCGCGGCAGGAGACAATTGATCAGGGACTTCGCCCCTCGGATCTGGTGAGCCAGTACCGCAAGATCCCGAAGGGCGCAGGCGCGAACTGGCGCAACAAGCCGGGCGTCGTGCAGGACATCAACGGCGACTGGTGGATCCCGAAGCGCGGCGGCTCGGGCGGCGGTTCGGGAACCGGGCGCACCACGATGAAGGTTGTCAACAAGGCGCGTCTTGATGGAGTGTTCAGAAACGGCTTCCAGGGTAAGCCTGCCGAAACCTACCCTGGGACCACGGTGGAGAAGCCGGGCTCTGGTAAGCCAGCCGCATGGCGTGGCGACCGTGAAAGAAAGCGCAGGGCTGCCGCCCAATGGATCGTGAAGAACAAGGCGAACTTTGTCGGCCTTACGAAGGCTGACGCCACCGTGGTCAGAACGTGGCTGGCCGGCTTCGACTTCCTCACTTCAAAGGACGTCGACAGCATCATCAGTCAGGTAAAGCAGCAGCTCTAGCATGGCTCTGAACTACCTCTTCGACGCCTCGAAGAATGTCCGGCGTTCTGCCAAGAAAGTCGCCAGAGACACAGAGCGGTGGCGCCGTTCCAAGTCATATGTCGGCGTAAACAAGAAGCGCGTCTTTCCTCCGGCATTTGAGCTTGAGGAAGCCCTGCCCCGCGCGAAGGCGTCTGGCGCCAAGAGGAAGCAGACGAAGAAGCGCGTTTCACCTAAGCAGCAGCGCGCTGGCCTTGATGTATCCCAGTTGCTGCGGGGTAGGCGCCCGATTGGCATCCAAGGAATAAGTAAGGACGCCTTCTCCGACCCCGGGATGTTCTCCAATGACCCTGCGGAGCGCGCTCTCGCCCTTCGCCGTATTCGTGTTCGGATAGAGCAGCAGGCGGGTCGTGACGAGGGCGGCGGCGGAGGTGGAATCGCAGGCTTCCTCGGTCGCACGCTTTTCAACTTCGGACGGCAGGGGTACGAAGCAGCGGTCGGGCTTCCTGGCGCAATCGCGGAGGGTGCTGGCCTTGCTGCGGATGCGGCAATCGTTGCCGCTCCGTCGCGCAATGTCCCCTCGTCTGTGCGGCAGCGTTCGTCTGAGCGTGTTACCGACTACATCGGCCAGACCGCGAAGTACTACCCGCGCCTTGCCCGCGATTTTCTCAAAGACCCAATCGGGACAATTGAGAATAGGCCGCTTGAGGTCGCGGCGGTCGGACCAGCCGTCTACAACGCCGTTGGCCGTGGGCTCGTCGCTACCGGACGCGCAACTGGTTCTGCCGGGCGCCTTGGAGCCGATATTGTTGCCGCGCCAAGCGTTCGTGTCGGCGTCGCAAGGACGCGTGCGCGCAGCAGGGCTCAACGAGATGCACAACGACGCACTGTCATGGGCGCGGACGGCACTCGTCTTTCGATGCAGCCCAACGTCTACGCCGCTCCGCGTCCTCGTTCGTTTGTCTTCGACGGCCGTCAGTCTCAGGCGGCCCGCCAGAGGGCCGCGTCTGAAGTAACCGGCAACCGCGTGGGCGGTCGTGTCTTTGATGTGACCCAGCGGATAGACGATTGGGTTAGCGACTCGTTTGTCCCGGGATCACGGCGCTACCGCGAGCCGGACAGGATCGCTCCTCCGGCAGAGATGGCAGACGCCGACGGTGTCGATCCGATTGAGGTTTCCAGGCGCCCGCGGTCGTCCAACCCGATCTCCCGCGAGATCCAGTCCCTGACGGACCGCTTTGTCCGCGGCAGGTTGATCGGTGGCGTTGTCGATCCGGTCAGGTCCGCGCTTTCCCCACTTGGGGTCCGTTCGCGCTATGAGAGCGCGGTGCGCCGTGAATCTCGCAACGCGGCGTATGGAGTCCGTGAGGCGACCGACCGCGACGTAATGGCAATAGTCGGTCCGTTCGCAAGGATGGTCAGGGACTTGAAGGGGTCAGGCCGCAGCGGCGGGCTCCCCGAGTCCGAGGTGGCGCAGGGGTCTGCCGCAGCGGCGTTGCGCCTGATGGGCCTCAACGACCCGGGGTTCGGTAGTCGAACCGCTGGGCGCGACCTCCTGATCCAGCGGATCGAGCGCCGGATTGACGAACTTGACAAGGACAAGCCGGCAGCCCGCAAGGTGAATGAGCGCCGCGATTGGGGTCGCGAGCGCAAGGGTCTTGAGGAGAACCTCAAGACTCTCCGCTCGATCCCCGACGAGTGGCTTGACCCGGAGACTGCTCCTAAGAACATCAACGATCTTGTTGCTGAGGAGCAGAAGCTCTCACGCTTTGCATCGCAGGAGAAGGTTGCGATGGGGATGATCTCTCCGTCCGCTGCCGCGTGGAGCGATGTGCGCGCACAGGCTCAACTCCTTGGGGCGAAGCCTGCCGCCACCATCCGCGGAGAGCGTTCCGCAGGATTCCGCCGCGACCTCAAGGAGGCACGGGCGGTCCGCGAAGAACTTCGCCGGCGTACCAGTGAGCCTGAGGCCCGCAAGACCCCCGGCAACGAGGAACTTGACCGGTTCTCCGGCTACACGGATGACGCGCTCAAGATCATCGAGAAGGCCCGCACGCGTCGTGGCCGGACAATCCGCCAGCGGGTCCAGCCAGGAATTCGGCGCGCCGAGGAGGACGCGCTCAGGCCATATGAGAACTACCAGGCTGCACAGTCCGAAGTTGCCCGACTGTCATCTGAACTTCAGTCGCTCGTCCGGCGACGCGACGGGTCTTCCTTTGATGAGCCCCTTGAGGCGGCGATTGCTGAAGTCGAGCGCGGCGTGCGCGAGGCGGTGTTTGAGCGCGACCGCGCAGCTCAGAGAGTTCGCATGGCGCAGCAGGGCGCTCGGGCGATGCGTGCTTCTCAGCGACGGTCAGCGCAACGCCGGAGGGCGGCTGCGCTCCGCGACCAGCGCCGCGCTCGCGAGTCTGCTGAGTTTGAGGTTCGTCGTGCCGCAGATCGACTCCGTATGGCGCGCCAAGGGCGCGTGGCGCTTAGTCGCGCTGAGACTGCTCGCCTTCGCAGGATTGTTGCGGGAGCGCGGCGTGCTGTTCCGTCGGTCGCGGTCGAACTTGGCCGCGTGTTTCGTGCCGGCGAAAGGAAGGGTCGCGCGTCGACTCGCGCGAATGTCACGACGCAGTCCGGCCAGCGTGCCTACGGCACCATGCTGCGCTCCGACGCGAAGGTATACGTTGCGCGGACTAGGCAGGATGCTGTCCGTGACACTCGGCGCGATGTAGAGCGCGCAAAGGAAACGCTCGGCGTCTCCCGTGGTTCTGCCAAGGTGAGGAGTCGTGCCGAAGAGCGCGCACTTCGTGAGCTTGAGCAGGCGCGGCGCCAGAGAGATGTCGTTCGCTCCCGCAGGATTCCCGCTGCGCCGCGTCCCGACCGCAAGAGGACTCCCGCAGAAGAGCGCGCGCTGCGCCAGGCTGCGGAGGCCCGTGGCAACCTCCGCGGAGTACCGAGGCAGGCTGCTGCCGCCGAGAGGCGTCGCCAGAGGATCATCGGTAGGCAGGCCGTTGACCGCCAGCGTCCTGTTGGAACGCCACGGCAAATCCGGTCCAAGCAGACCGAACTCAACAATGCACGCGCGCGCGCGAGGAACGAGCGTGCGCGCGCTCTTCGCACCGCGTACACGGGATACGACATGCCGGAGCGCGCCGGCATGCAGCCCGGCTCGTACTACCCGGCCCGCAGGAATCAGGTTGATCGCCCCGCGATGCGGGTTGCCGAGACTGGCGGCCCGGGCGCCATAAGCGGTGCGCGCCTTACCCCGCCGCAGGAGCAGTTCAACCGCGGCGTGAACTTCGAGCGTGGCGACATTGACTTCTCGCCACAGCAGATCGTCAATATGGTCCGTGACGCAGTAGACGCGCGGGAAAGGACTGCGGCAGCATCTGCTGTCGTCACCCGTTTCGCAATGCGCGACGGCAACGGCCGCCTGATCACCGGGGAGGCGGCGCGCGAACTTGCCAGCCGCAATCCCGGGTTTGTCGAAACGATCACGATGCGGCAGCTCGCCCGCATCTCGTCGCTGTCCGCGAACCGCGAAGCCGGTAAGCGCCTGATCCGCGATCTGGAAGAGGCGGTCTTCGACAACGCTGACTCTGTTGTTGCGATCCCGACTGCCGTAAGGCGGGGGTGGACCGACGCACTTGGCAAGGCAAACCCCGTCACCCGGAGCCTGGAGTACGTCAACTCGCTGTGGAAGGGCGGCGTTCTCGCCCTCAACCCCCGCTGGTACATGCAGAACTTCTTTGGCATGTGGGGACAGTTCCTCCTTGGCGCCGGCGCCGATCTCCAAGCCATATCGATGGCACGGAACTCCAAGTTCCTCGAGGTCATCCCGGGGAGGATCGCCGCGAACGGACTCGCCGCCGACCTTGGTGAGTACGCCGCAAGGATGCAGGGGCGCGGAGGTAATCCCGTGCAGCGGCTGATCCGGGGCGGCTTCAACCTCAACTCAATACTTGAGAGCGTGCCTCGCCGCGCGATGTTCTGGTCTGCGGCGAAGAGGAACCTCCAGCGCAACCAGTTCATGGAGCGCGGAGTGATGAACGAGGCGTACTTGGCACGCGCCTGGGCGGATGTGGTCGAAGGCGTCAAGAGGGGCGACCGTGGCGCGGAGGCGATCCTTGACGAGACGATTCTCGTCACCGAACGCTTCATGGGTAACTACTCGAGATACAACCCGTTCGAGAGAAACGTGCTGAGGGTCATCTTCCCGTTCTACGGGTGGATGCGGTCGATCCACCGCCTTGCCTTTGGACTTCCCCTCAAGCACCCGAAGCGTGCTGCGCTTCTGGTGATGGCGTCCCAGATGGCGTTCGAAGAGTCGGAACTCAACCGCAATCTCCTGACTGCCCCGCGCAGCGGCGTCTTTATCGGTAACCGGATGATCGGCACAAGCAGTTGGAACCCGGCGATGAGTATTGCCGACAGCCTTCGCCTGATATCCGAGGTAGGAGGGGTTATTGAGGGAACGAAACTCACCAGTCCCACTTCTGTCGATGAAGCGGTTGCGGGCATTGCAACCGATATCTTCCGATCCGCCGTACAGCAGGCAGGGCCGCTGGTCGGGATTCCATATCGTGCGATCACGGGAGAAACTCCTGCCGGGATCCCCGACAGGTTCTCTCCTGGCGCAAGCGGAAGGTGGTCCCAGCCGACCGGTGGCTACGTCAGCGTTGAGGGGGCCACAGGGTCCGAGTCCAACGACCCGCCGCGCAAGGGCCTCTTGGCAACAACTGAGCAGGCGTTCCCGCTTGTCAACAATGCGCGCCGGGCGCTTGCGGGCGGGACGCCGACGGCGGACGCGACCCTCCTCTCGCTCGTCCCGTGGGCCATGGCGGGGCGTCCGGCAGAGGACGCCCCATACATGGTCGTGAACGATCCGCGCACACCGCGCGTTGTTCAGACGGACGGACTGTCCGCTCTCAGCAACATCTTCTTGGGCGCTCCTGTCGACAGGGTCGACTGGAATGCCGCCGAGGCCCGCGAGGCCCAGGCGCTCGACAGGTTGCTGTCTGCGCTGAGTTCGACCGAGTCGCGCAAGCAGGAGGGCATCGCACAGCAAAAGGCAAAGAAGAAGAAGGCAAGGCGCTAGATGGCAGTCCCATCCCGTCAGCAGTTCCGCCGTTCTCTTGGCAGAAGTCCGATGGCCCGCGAGGCAGACGGAATCTACGACGCAGCGATCCGCGGCGGCATCAACCCCGCCTTCGTCGCTGGCCTCGCCGCCGCTGAGTCAAGCTACGGCACCGCCGGTTACGCGCGCGGGACGTACAACCCGTTTGGTCTTGGCGTCCACCTCGGCTGGAAGTTCCGCAACTACTCCGAAGCGACATCCAAGCTCGCCAAGACGTTGAAGGGCAACGGCTACCCGGGCCTTTTCAAGCAGCGTGGTCTTGCCGGGATCATCTCGCGTTACACGCCGGCGAGCGACGGCAACAACGAGGGCCAGCACTTCCGCAACATCGTCTCCTACGGGGGCCGGACCGGGGGCGATGCGCGTCAGGTCTACACCACGGCTGGCGCGCAGCCCGCTTCGCCAAGCGTGCAGGGCGGGGCCAACGTGCGCGATATCGGCGCGGTAGGTGGAGGCATCGACACGACGCAGCTCCTCGGGCTTCTGCGCCGGCAGACTCAGAACCTGAGGTCCGGCCGAGGCTATGACCGCAACCTCGGGGCGCAGATGCGCCAGCTCGTAATCAGCGGTATCGGCCAGAGGAACATCGGCGGCGGCAACGTGCCTGGTGCTGCGACGACCGGAGGCACCCCGGGGGACACGGGCGACTTCAACGTGGATTCCCTTGGGATCGGCTACGGAGGCGTCGACTCGCGTCAGATCACCCGCGGCGGTGAGGGGGGCGATTGGGGCGGGTCGATGCCACGGGCTCTCCAGTTCCTCGGATGGGCGAAGCAGTCCGGGTACCAGCCGAACACCTCAGGCAGGTGGCTGTCGCAGAAGCGTTCCCGGCAGCGCACGGCCTCGGGCGGCGTGTCTGACCACTGGTCCGGGTCGGGCATCTCCTATGCGCTTGACCTCGGAGTCCCGAACGTCGCAGAGGGCGACAAGCTCCTCGGCAACATCATGCGCTACTTCGGGCAGCCGTCGTACAAGGGCGGTTCATGGCTGAACATCAATCGCGGCGGGTACCGGTACCAGATCGGATGGCGCACACCGGGCCACTACGACCACATCCATGTAGGCGTGAAGAAGCTGTAGTTAGGGATGTGTAACGTCATGCCCAAGTGCAAAGATGGTGGCCTGTGAGTTCCACCCCACAGCCAGTAAGCGCCGGTCAGATCCAGTGGCGAGTTGACCAACTCGAGAACCGCCTGGACCGTCTGGAGCAGTCGGATGCGGCCCGCACCGAGATCCTCGCCCGGATGGACGAGCGCCAGACGTCGCTCGCTGAAGACGTCAAGTTGCTCGGCCGCGACATGGCTGGCATCAAGCGCTCCCTGTACACCCTCCTCTTCGCGCTTGCGCTGGCGGTCGTATCGACCGGCATCGACATCGCAGTAAGGCTCGCAACATGAAGACGATCCTCGGTGCCAAGTGGATCCCGTCCGTGATCAAGCACCCCAAGCGTTCGCGGACGCTGGGCATCTGCATCCACAACACCTACGGGTCTAAGCAGGGTGACATCTACACCCTGACCAAGTCGGGCAAGGTCGACTGCCACTTCTACATCTCGAAGGACGGCGCGCTCTACCAGTTCCTCCCCCTCTGGTCGACCTCATGGACGGCGATGACGACCGCCAACAGCGTGGCGTTCCACATCGAGCATGAGGGCAAGCGCGAAGAGCCGTGGACTCCGATGCAGGCCAATACGTCCGCGAAGCTCGTCGCGTGGCTGTGCAAGAACTACGGGATCCCGGTCCGCCATGTCGATCCCCCGAACGACTGGCGGGGCATCTTCGACCACCGCGACCTCATGCGTTTCGAGGGCAACGACCACGGCGACGGCGTTCCCCCGTCCTACCCAGGCTGGGACAGGTACTTGCGGAAGATCCGCGCGGTGGACGCCAAGAAGATCACGATCCGCGAGCGGCTGGCGCGTGCGGGCTTCGGGAAGAAGTCCATCGACGCCATCTTGGAGAAGAGGGCCAAGGCACCTCGCTCCTCGTACAGCCGCCTGATCAAGGCGGGCTTCGGGAAGAAGTCCGCCAGCCAGCTCACTGGTTACAACCAGGAACTGGAGGAGCGCCTCAGGCGCGCCGGCTTCGGTGAGAAGAGTGCCGAGGCGATCACAGAAGGGCGGGCAAAGGCCCCCCGTTCCTCCTTCGGGAGGCTCATCCGCGCCGGGTTCGGGCGTAACTCCGCAAAGAAGCTCACGGGGTACGACCCGGACAAGGCGCACGACAAGTAGGAGCGATCCACATGAAGGTTCCCGTTGGCATTTCGACGGTCATCGCCGTCGTCACGATCATCGCGGCAGCCGTCGGTGCTGTCATCAGCGGACTGGACGGTGCGGGCACCGCCGTGCCGCTGACCCTGTCCATCATCGCCGGAGTCCTCGCTGCGGTCCTGTCGGTCCTGCGCTCCTGGCAGGCCAACACCTTGGCGGTCTGGACCGACGGTGGCCCCGACAACGGCGTGAGCGCGACGAGTTTCGAGGAGTTCCGCGCCGGCCTTGACGACTAGCCATGCGCGTCGTCCACATCTCTGAGAAGTTCGCCACGGGGGATGCGTTCACGCTCATCCCCACGGGCGACTGGCACCTCGGCGCCGCTGACTGCGACGAGGCGCAGATCCGTTCGGACCTCAAGGAGCATGAGGACAACCCGAACGCCCGACTGATCCTGATGGGAGACATCGGGGAGTTGATCGGGCCGGGAGATAAGCGGTGGCACCCGCAGGGGTACATGCCGCAGCGGTACGTCGACGCGATGCTGGACCCGGCCGGGGGAATCCCCACCGAGACGGTCAAGCACGCCGCAGAGATCCTCGAGCCGTGGGTAGGCCGCATCTGGGGCGTCGCATCCGGCAACCATGAGATGACGATCTCCAAGCACTGCCAGCGTGACCTGATGACCGAACTTGCGAGCGAGTTGGGCGGCGGGATCTTCAACCGCCTGCTCGGGTACTCAGGGTTCATCCATGTGACATGGACGCACCGCGAGCAGAACAAGGGCGTGGGGTCGATGAAGATCCACGTTCACCACGGCTGGCAGACCGCCGGCCGCGCGGGCTCGGGGAACCTCATCAACGGGATGGAGCGCGAGCTTGGCTACACCGACGCGGATGTACTTCTGCGCGGCCATAGCCATGCGCCCCGCATCGCCCAGGTGATCCCGTCACTTCGGATCAATCGGACCGGGGTTGCCGAGTGGCCTCGGCTGGTTGCGTCGACCGGCACCTACAAGGTCGGTCACATCGAGCCCAAGGCCGGTGACCACGCCCCGACGACCTACGAGACGTTCAAGAACTACCGACACAAGATGCCCGGCGCGCACCTCGGCCCGCCTGTCATCACGATCAAGCCCCGCCGAGTGGGGCAGATGAAGGAGCGCAGTCCGTGGACGCTGGAAGTGACGCTGTAATGAGTGGGGCCGACCCGTGGCCGTTCATCCGTGAGGAGATCCCGCGGGCATGGGTGGAGGTGAAGGCGGTGTTCATGGAGCCGCAGCCGGGTTTCATGGCGCTGGCCGAGGCGCGCTTCCGGCAAGGCGAGGCTGAGTACAAGGGCACTTCCGGCGAGTGGCTGAGAAAGCCGCCGGAGTGGTTCGACACGGAGCGCTACCAAGAACTGGTCGACCTCGTCCTCTACACGGCCATGCGCCGGGTTCTACACCCCGACGAGGGGACGTTCCGGTAGCGCAAACGGTTACGCATGCCGCTGCGTTCGTGTATAAAAGATGCTCGGGTCCGCAAACCGACGAGGAAGACCGATGACCCCATCCCCTGAAACACAGGCCGAAGAAGTCCGGCGCGTGATCACGGAGATGCGGCGAAGCGCCGCCAGGCTCGGCCCGTGCCCTACTTCCGCTTGGCTGGACGCTGCGGCTGAGGCCGCTTCGCAGACGCTCTGTCGATGGGAGTCTCGAGAACTTTCTTCAGCGTCTTCGCTGAACGAGCCGCCGGCGTAGGGTCATCTGTGAGCCCGACGAGGTAGTCGATGCTCACGCCCAGAACCATCGCCAAGCGCGACAGCGTCTCCACGCTGGGGAAGCTCTGGCCCTGCTGGATTCGGCACACGCTGGCAGAGGTCAGGTTCGCAATCTGCGCCAGAGCTTTCTGCTGCGTGGTTCCTGTCAGTTCGTAGAACCGCTCCAGGAACTTGACGCGGTCGACAATCGTCTCATCGCTCAAGAGAGTCTTTCGTTTGGTTGCGGTTGAGACATTAGGTATGCGCTACCGCACGCACAAGGCGCACGAAACGCAGCATCCCCAAAAAGGCGTGCGCCTTACTAACCAAAAGTACAGGTTTACGCTCGTAGCGACAATTTCTTTTTGTGCCGCTAGGAAGGGGAGGAGATGACGTCCGAGCCCGGTATTACGTTTCCGTAAACGTAAACGCACACCGAGGAACGGAAGACGACAGATGGAGCAACTGGAGGTATCGGGCGAGGAGATGACCCACCTCGTCGGAGCGATGGGCGACTTTGCCTACGGGATGCTCAAGACGTTCGTGAAGTTCCAAGACGACATGAGCGACGAGGCGCACGCCGCGTTTGACCGCCAGGTCAAGGTCTTCAACGCACGGGTCGGGGAGTTCTTCCCGCTCGAGGACGTCGTGGCCGACATCCTCGCCGCTCGCGAGGAGGAAGAGAATGAAGCGTAATCGCGTGGACGCCGCAGCCGCGGTGTTCTTCTCCGCGATGTTCGTGGCCGCGTGCGTCGTGGCCCTGTGGTTCCTGATCGACACGGCAGTCGGGGCGGTGGACTGATGCCACCGCGCACCGCAGTAGCCAAGAGGGGTGGCAAGCGCCGCTACGTCCGCGAGGTCAATGGAGTACTGACCGAACACATCAACGTGACCGGGTCGACGCGGTACTGGAGCGTGTGGACATGGGCCATCCCCTACGGCGGCAAGAGCGTGGCGACCAAGTACATCACTGGTCAGGAGTCGGGAATCCTCCCGGCGCTGTACGAGGCCGACCCGCAGTCCGCGTTCGAGTGGTTGAAGAAGGCCCCCTACGAGGACCGCGACGCCGCCGGCGCAAAGGGCACCAAGGTTCACAAGCTCTTCGAGGAGTGGCTTAAGGGCGACAAGGACGCTGAGTCCATCGTCGCTGATGTCACCGACGAGGGTATCGCTGACATGTACTGGGGGCTGCACGAATTGTGCCGCCGGTACGAGATCGTCTGGGAGCGCAGCGAGCAGACGGTCTTCAACTCAGACGTCGGATACGCCGGGACCATGGACGGGATCGTCCTAATCAAGTTCCCGGGCGAGGACGAGCCGCGCCGCTGCGTGGCCGACATCAAGACAAGCCGGTCGGTCAACAAGACCGAGTACCAGCTTCAGCTCGCCGCGCTTCGCCATGGCGATGTCATCTGCCATGACGACGGCTCCGAGGAGCCGATGCCGGAGACGGACGAGTTGGGCGTGATCCTCTGGGTCCGCCCCGATCAGGAGCCGCAGGTCATCCCCGTCGTGGCAGATGACCAGGCGTTCCAGCACTTCAAGGTCTGCGTGGCGATGGCATACGCAGAACAGGCGGCCGACGAGAGGGTGTCGTTCTACCCCCCGCTGGCCGACCCGAACGACGACACCAAGCTCCTGACGGAGCGGGAGGGAAGCACCAATGAGTGATCTGATCATTAGCGACGACATCCTCGCTGGCCTGCGCGCCGAGGCGAGCAGCAAGGGCGGCGGGGGTAACTGGGTCCGTCTGTCCGAGAAGGGTGAGTGGCTGTCCGGCCTAGTCATCGACCGCGGCGTGGAGGAGGCCCCGTTCGGAGAGGTGGAGACGCTGATCCTCAAGGGCGTCCGCACGCACGCAGAGGACTACGACCCCGACCGGGAGATCGAGTTCCGCCTGTCAGGAAAAATCCTTAGGGAGGAGCTGGGAGAGGGCGCTGACGACGGCGGGGCCAAGCCCGGCATCCTCGTCTTCGTGGAATGCAAGGGCGAGCGCGTGTCGAAGGCCGGCCGCGGGTATCTGGACTTCAACTGCGTAAAGATGGAGTCGAAGGCCGCCGACAAGAAGGGCAAGGAAGCGGCCAAGGCCACTCCGAAGCGCGACCCCAAGAAGGTGCTGGCCGACGAGTTCGGCGGCAAGGAGGAGGAGATCCCCTTCTAGCCATGCCTGTCGCCGGGATCGGTTGGGACGAGACACGCACTGCGACGGGCCAGAGGAAAGCCCGCCGCAGGCGTCGCGGACGCCCCGATCCCGGCGGCAGTTGCCGCTACTGCATGAACCAGCGGCGGGTTCTGGAGAGATGGGTTCTCGTAGATGGCGAGCGCGGCCCGTATGTCTGGGTCGTCTGCCGATGGTGTGACGAGGAGTGAACTGGTGGAGAAGATGGTTGGGGTGGCAGAAGCGGCTGAGGTACTCGGCATCCACCCGGCGACGGTGCAGCGGGCGATCAAGCGGGGAGAACTTCCTGCCACCCGCGTAGGCCGCAAGTGGCGCGTGAGGCTGTCTGACCTAGAGCCCAAGTCTCACGGCGCTGCGCCAGCCGCTACCCAGAAGACGAAGAAGGGCCGCTTTGCGCGGCTCGTTGACGAGATCGCTGGAACTGGTGCGCGTACACCTTCAAGGTGACGTCAGGCCCGTGGCCGGCCCATCCGCTGACCGTCATCAGGTCATGGCCCTGCCCGATCCATCGGGAGATGGCCGTGTGCCTGAGGCTGTAGAAGGATGCGCCAGGAGCGCCCGCAGCCTCGCGCAGCGGACGCCACACGCGCCTGCTCCACATCGCGAAGTTGAGGTAACCGCCCCGGGCGCCCGGGGCGACAAGGTCGCTCGCGCTAGGTCTGGTCTTACCTCGCGCTTGAGCGAGGGCGTGGTTGAGCGCGGGTTCGGTATTGAGGCAAGTTCGGGGTTTCCCGTTCTTGACCGGCCCGCGCTCCCCGCCTTGAACCGACGAGTGAACATGGATAACCCCGTCTTGGATGTCGCCCCATTCAAGGGCAACGATCTCCGCGGGACGAAGTCCGGCCAGTCCGGCAAGGGCAACGATGGCGGCGTCGCGCGGAGTCGGTGCGGAATCGATGAGCCGGAAGAGGACGTCCTCGGGCAGCGCGTCCCTCGCCGGCCGATCCTGCCGAACCTGCCCCAAGCGGCGGCATGGGTTGACCGGGATCAGGCCCTCGTCCTCGGCGCGCCCGAGGGCGGCGGACAGGACACGCATCACGTTGTTGGTGTTGGTCGGCGGGCTCCCCGCGCGGATGATCTCCGCGCGGTACTCCCTAACGCGGGTGCGGCCCAGCTCGCGAAGCGGGACATGGCCGATGTATGGGTCGACCCACTTGTCAAGCAGGTGGACCCGCGTCCTCAGCGTGGTCTTGGCCCACTCAACACCGCTTGTGCGGATCCAATGCTCGATGAAGTCCGAGAGCAGCATCCGCGAAGGCTCGCTGGGGGCGAAGGCTCCCAGTTCATGGCGGCGGCGCATCGCCGCCTGGTGGGCGAGCGCATCGTCTTCCGAACGGAATGTTCGGGAGCGGTTGCGGTCGCCCTCACGCCACCTGACTTCCCATCTGGGGCCGCGCGCCCCGTCGTGACGATGGATGGACATGGAGGCAACGGTACTCGTCCGAACGTAGATGCGTTCGTTTCTGTTCGGACCTGTGTTTCTGTCACCGCATGAGGAGGGAGACGAATATGCGTATTAGCAGGTTCTTTACGTCAAGCGGGCGACCGGGCTCGAACCGGCGACCCTCAGCTTGGGAAGGTGCGCCGAAGAAGCGCGCACCAGTGTCCTCGGGTCGGATGCTTGTTGCTGCGAGCAGGGATTCTCGCCGCCGACCGCAGCACACCCTGTTCCGCCTGTTCCGCTCTGTCGGTGTAGCGACGTTCGGAGTTTGTTCGGCGTTCGCCCTCCTTGGCTCAGGGTCATACGCTTACGCAGCCCCATGCGGTAAGCACACCGCAAGCACCAAGGTCACCAAGAAGGAGTGCCTCAAGGCATACAAGGCGCAGCGCAAGCGCAACGCTGTTCGCTGGCCTAAGTACCCGGTGACCACGCGCGACCTCCGCGCCCGGGATGTAGCCATCCAGAGGTGGGTGAGGCTTGGGCGATGCGAGGCCGGACCCGGTTCGGGGTACGGCGGGGTGCGCTGGAACACCCCAAGTTCATTCCGCTGGCAGGGCGGCCTCGGTATGTACGACCGCAGCCACGCATCGACCGGCCACCCCTACGGCTACGACGCCGGTCGGTGGAACTGGCAGACGCAGGTGTTGGTCGGGCACCGCTTGATGGAGAAGTACGGGATCCGTGCCTGGTCCGCGTGGAGGTGCTGGTGAATGCCTCCGCACCCCTCGCAGCCGGATCTCTTTTCTCAGGAGTCGGTGGCATGGACATCGGACTCCAGTGGGCCGGTTTCCGGCATCAGTTCTTCGCTGAGATCGATCCCTACTGCCGAGCAGTCCTTGAGGCCCGCTTCCCCGGTGTCCCCGTCTACGAAGACGTCAAGCTCGTTGACGAAGGCGCAGGGTACGTCGACCTCCTCTGCGGAGGCTTCCCCTGCCAAGACCTCAGCGTCGCCGGCAAGCGCGCCGGACTCGCAGGCGAGCGCAGCGGACTCTTCTTCGAGTTCATGCGAATCGTTGACGCTCTTCGCCCCCGAGCCGTCCTCATTGAGAACGTCCAAGGGCTCTACAGCTCTGGAAGCACTAAAGGCGCAGACTTCGGGGTCGTCCTCGACACGCTGGCCGAACTCGGGTATCTGGCGACATGGCGAACTCTTGACGCGCAGCACTTCGGGTTGCCACAGCGAAGGTGCCGCGTGTTCGTGTGCGCCATCGCTGACGGAGATCCTGGAGCCGAACGCATCGGAGAAGTACTCGCTGTCGCAGAAGGCAGCGGCGGGGATTCTCCGACGAGCGACCCGTCGTGGCCGCTCGCTTCCGCCGCAGCTGGACGAGGCGCTGCGGGCGGTGGCGGGCGAATCGTGGGATCCCTCTCCGCCGCCGCCTACGTCAAGTACACCGACCAGGAGTTCGTCCGACAGGGGCAACTTGTGACCGGGCACGACATTCCGGTCGGCGTCAACCCGTCGAACACAGACATCGCAGGCACCCTGCCGAGCAACCAGCAGGGCGGTCAGCGGACGACCGACATCGCGGGTGCCTACGTCTACCGCAAGTCCCGCCGCGCCAAGAGCGCCGACGACTTCGAGACATGGGCCACTGACGGCGTGGCGAACACGCTGAACCAGTTCGACGCAAGCTCCACGCGGACGACGCATGTCGTGACTGCGTACAACGTCCGCCCCGAATACGGAAACGGCGCGGACCTTCGCGTCGACGAGGCGGACGTCCACCCGACGCTGGCGCAGCAGACGCACCTCCCGGGCTATGACCGTGGGATCCGTGTGCAGGAGCAGGCGACAGTGCGGCGCCTTACGCCCATGGAGTGCGAGCGACTCATGGGTTGGCCCGATGGCTGGACCGACATCCCGTGGAACAAGAAGGATCACGCCCCCGACTCCCGGCGCTACGCGGCATGTGGCAACGGGGTCGTGGCGCCGGTCGCCTACTGGATTGCCTCCAGGTTTAGGGAGGTTCTCCGTGACTCGTGAACGGCCAGAGGAGCGCGAGTGCCCCATCTGCGGCACTCGCTTCCGCCCACCGCGTCCCAACTACATGACATGCGGCTCACCGCGCTGTCAGCGCATGTACCGCGCGCAGCGCGAGAGCGAGCGCAAGAAGGGGCAGTTGGAACGTGCCAAGCAGCGCAAGGCAGCAAGCGCCAACGAGATCAGGGCCATCGCCAAGATGCTGGAGATGCCCGTCGCTGACGAGGCCGCGCAGCGGAGGATCGTCCAAGAGATCCATGCCGAGGTCGCGATGGGACGTCCCGAGACGGATGCGATCACTTCTGTGGCGATCCGTCTGCGCGAGACGCCGGCGTCGGTGATCTCTGTCTGGAGGGCGCGCAAATGAGCGACCTCAGCAAGGACGTCGCGCTGTGCTTGGCACCGGTCCAGGCGCTCGCGAACCGTCTGTCGGCGGCAGAGAAGTTCGCCATCGACAAGGCGTGCGAAGACGTCGTCCGCATCTGCGATGAGCACGACGCCGAGGGCGAAGCCCTCTGCGAGATCATCCGCGAACTGGAGGAGAAGCTCGAAGGGGGCGACTATGAGTAGCCCCGTCGTTGGCATCGACATCTCCGGTACCCGCATCGCGTGGGCGGTCTTCGACTACGAGGACGAGATCGCCCGCTGCGAGATGACGCGCATCTCGGCTGGCCGCCAGGCGGAGCAGATCCGCGAGGCCCTGCGCGACGCAAAGCGCGTGGCGAAGGAGCCAGCGTGGGTCGGGATCGAGCAGCCGCACTTCGGCTTCCCCCGTGCTGCGTACATGCACGGGATGGCCGTCGCCAGATGCGAAGACGCGTGCCGCTCGCTGTGGAGGGACGCGCCCATCAGGTTCTTCCAGCCGACCGAGTGGCGGAAGGTCGCTGGCGTCGGCGGGCGGGCCAGCAAGGAGCGCGTGAAGGAGTTCGTGAGTGATGAGTTCGGGTTCGTGCCCGGCTCGCAAGACGAGGCAGACGCCGCATGCATCGCGATTGCGATGTGGATCGAAGCATTCGGGGAGTGACAGATGGACATCAACAAAGAGATGAACCGCACGCTGGAGTTGAAGGAGAAGTGCCGGAGGGAGCAGAGTCGCGCGGCCCGGTGGAAGATCGCAGCTCATGTGCAGAGGATCCGCCGCAAGCACGCGGAGGGCAGGATCCGCGAACTGGAGACTGAGGTCGCCTACTGGCGCAGCCGGTGGGAGAACGCCGCATGAATGACATCGGTGATTCGGCGGTCCGATACGCGCGGCACGGTTGGTACGTCATTCCGCTGCACGGGGTAAACGATGACGGAACCTGCACCTGCTGGGCCGGGATGGAGTGCGACTCGGCAGGCAAGCACCCGCTGTGGCGCGACTGGCCCGAGAGGGCAAGCAACGATCCCGAGATCGTGGCGGCATGGTGGAGCGAATTCCAGCAGCCACGGAACGTCGGGATCGTCTGCGGGCGCAGCAACTTGGTGGTCATCGACATCGATGACGAGCAGGGCGCCGACTGGCTGAACGGTCTGAACGGCACCGTGCCCGGCTGCCCGCAGGTGCGGACCCGGCGTGGCATCCACCTCTACCTCGAGGGCCAGGTGCAGGCGGCGAAGCTCGCCGGGCTGGATGTGAAGGCAGGCAACGGGTTCGTCGTGGCGCCGCCGTCGCTGCGCGCAGACGGGGGGAGGTACGAATGGGTGTAACCGTCAACGTCCCGGCCACCCCGTGGCAGGAGGGCGCACCCCGCATCCCCGAGGAACTCGCCCGTGCGATCTGGAACGCCGCCGGCCAGCGCCGCGTGGCCGACCGGCGCGATGCGGGCTCCCCCATCCCCGAGGGCCAGCGGGACAACGCCCTCGCCTCGCTCGCCGGGAGCATGCGGCGGCGTGGCATGGGCTTCGCCGCCATCTCGGCGGCCCTGCATCAGGTGAACGAGGAGCAGTGCATCCCGCCGCTGGATGACGGCGACGTTCGGCGCATCGCGCAGAGCGTCTGCCGATATGAGGCTGATGACCCGGTGGTCAAGCAGTTCGAGAAGGGCGAGCGCGATCCGGTGTACGACGAGGAGGGGCACCTCGAGCATCGCCTCCAGGTCGCCACCCTCAAGGAGCTATACGCAACCGAACACCCGGGGTACGAGTCCCTGCTCGGCCCCTACATCATCCGCGGGCTTCGCACCCTGATCGGGGCGGGGACCGGCGAGGGGAAGTCAACCCTCACCATGTGGATGCTCCGCGCCGTGCTGCACGGCGAGGAGTTCCTGGACGAGGCGGGCATCGGGCCGGATGAGGAGGGGCGCCGGCCCAAGGTGCTGATCATCGATGCGGAGCAGTCGCTCCCCGATATCCAGCGGCTGGCTGAGGAGACTGGCCTCACCGATTCAGAGGACATCGTCTATTGCTCGGTGCCCGACGGGCTTGACCTGATGGAGGGGAGCCACGACGCCGCTGAGGTGGAGGAGATCATCGAGGAGATCCGCCCCGACATCGTGGTGGTTGACCCCCTGTACAAGGCTGCGCGGATCGACAGCAACGACGAGCGGCAGGCCGTGGATCTCATGCGCCTGTTCGACCGCTGGCGTGCGACCTACGGATTCGCATTCGTCATGCCCGTCCACACCAGGAAGGGGATGAAGACGCCGCAGGGCTCCGCGGGGTTCAGCATGGATGACATCTTCGGGTCGGGCGCCTTCAGCCGTGGTGCGGAGGTGATCCTTGGCCTGAGGCGCCCGGGTCCGGGCTACTCCCGGCTCCACATCTTCAAGCACCGGCCCGGGATGATCGACGCCGGCATCGTGATCGACATGCGCTTCGACCGGCAGACCGGGTTCACGCGCATGGAGCGCGACGACGGGAAGTCGATGACCGAGATGGTGGTGTCGCTTCTGGCGCTCAACCCGCAGGGCATGACGCTGGATGAGATCGCGCAGAACATGGGGCGCACCAAGGACTCCATCCGCCACGCGCTGAGAGGCGCGGAGGATGGGCAGATCAAGAGCGACAAGATCCCGGGGACGAGGGGCAAGCTCCTCTATAAGGCTGTGGTAACCGACGAGGGCGACCTCGCCAGGTGGGAGAAGATGCTCGCCATGGAGGAGGAGATCGATGAGTAGCAGCAATCTGGAAAGGGCGAGAAAGTACCGGCTTGAGGCAGAGATTCTTGAGAAGCGGGCGCAGATCATCGAGCTGGGCGAGGAAATCGCCGTTCTTGATATGCGGCTAAACGCCGCGGAACCCGGCGCAATGACACTCGCGGAAATGGTGAAGTCGGTTCTCCAAGTGACCAACCACGGAATGACTGCCGGCCAAATAGCCACGGCGATATGCCGAAGCGAGGTTGCCGTCCGCCATGCCCTGGGGAAGTGCGGGTCGGAGGTCACCAAGACAACGGTCCCCGGCTCGGGGGGGAGAAAGGTCTATTACCACTACGCCCCCGAAGCCTCCGGCCCTGCGGAGAATTGGAGGTCATTGGGATGACTGACGACCTCCCCGAGAAGTTCCACCCCCGCTCCCTCCCGCCGGATCTCCTGCGCGAGCAGGCGAAGAAAGACGAGGCGTATCGCCTGCGGATGGCAGGCAGCACCTACGGCGAGATCGCCACAGTCCTCAAGCTCGAGGGTGGGTGGAAGGCTGCCTACCGGATCGTGGCCGAGGAGTATGGGGAACTGGTCGCCAAATTGAAGGTGACCGACGTCCGCGTGCAGGAGGCCGGGCGACTGATGGAACTGAGAGCCGGGATAGAGGCGCTCGTCCGTCAGGGCGAGCAATGGGCCATCGACGCTGACCTCAAGATGACCAAGCAGATATCGGAACTGCTGGGCCTGCCGGCGGCGAGCGAGGCGGGCATGGGTGGCGGCGGTGGCGGGAGCGGGCCGAACGTGCAGATCAACATCGCGCCCCCGTGGGAGCGGGGTGGTGTCGACGTAAGCACGGACGGCCCCGCCCCCGATGTCATAGAGGGCGAGGCCGTCGAAGAGAACTGATCGGGGCTACTTGCGCCGGCGCGAGATCATCTTCCTGATGGTGATGCCCCTGACCCCGACCGCCTCACCAAGCTCGTTGCTCGTCCATCCGTTGTCCATCGCTTCCTGGATGGCGGCGTTGCGCGTAACCAGCGCCGCCTCGTAACGCTGGCGCGCCTTCTCAGTCTCGCGCCATCTGCGGCGGTGGGCGGCGAGGGTGGCCGCATCACGGCGCGGGGTGGTGTCGTTGCTGGCGTGGTTGTCCATCGCGGGAACGGTACTCATGCGCGCTGCTCCTCCCTGATTGCCTTGGTGACCTGACCCCACGGCTCGCCGGTCACCATGTGCGACACGGTCTTCCGGTGCCAGCGCGCGGCGCGGGGTGGCACGAATCCCTCGTCGTCCAGGCACGCGGCGATGTCGGCGTATGACAGGCCCTTGCCGCGCAACTCGCGCGCACGGGCCACGGCGGCGGGGTCAACCTGCGGCGGCATCCCGACGCGCTCGCCGCGCCGGATCTTGGCCCGCAGGGCGGCGCGCGTGCGGGCACGCGTCAACTCGCGCTCGTACTCGGACACGCTCGCCATCATCCCGTGGACGAGCTTCCCCTCCGGGGTGGCGGCGTCGATGCCGCCCATGTCAGGGGCCTCGATTCGCCAGCCCTCATCCGCCGCGGCGCGCAGGGTGGTGAGCCGATCGACCGCGTCGCGCCCGAGCCGGTCCATCTTGGCGACCAGGAGGATGGCGCCAAGTGCCTTTGCCATCTCCACCGCCTGCGCCCCGGCGGGGCGGTCGCGGAGGGGCACGGAGCCGGACACTCCGGCGTCAGTGAAGACCGCCACGGGGTGCCAGCCCCGGGCGGCGGCGTGGCCGTCGCAGGCGTGGTACTGCGCCTCGAGCCCCAAGCCGCTCGCGGCCTGGTCGTCGGTACTCACGCGGCGGTAGATGACCGCCGGGGTGGTGTCGGTAGGGGTCATTCCATGTCCTCCGTCGTGATCTCGCCGGCGTCGTATGCCGCCTGCGCCGCCTCCGCACGCCGCACGGCCGTGCGGAGCGCCTTGGCGAGGTTGAGAGCGGTGTCGGGGAGCGCCCCCCCATATCCGGTGTTGTTGATTTCGATCTCGCGCGTCACGGGATCGAGGAACCAGCGAACGGTCCCGGGGAAGTCTGGGTATGGGCCAGCGACCTCATACTCCACCTCACCCTTGATCACGCCGCCGATCCGGCTATATGTCCAATGCTTGCGCGCAAGCTTCACGGTGCTACCTCCCTCTCTTGACCCGCCGGGGCGGGGTGGTGTCGTCGTCGTAGGTGGGCGGCCACGGGCGAAGCTCGCCCAGTGGCACCCGCTTGATCGTGCTGCCCATCTTCACGCGGGCGTACTTGTGTCCGGTGGCGGCGAGGTGGCCGAATCTCCATCCGCCATCCCTCGCCCACCACCGGACCGTGTCGCCGGGGTTCACTTCCCCTCCCCCAGCGCCTTGGCGATCACCTGCGAAACGCCGCGGCAGAAACCCGAGTCCGAGTACAGGCGGTCGCTCACCTCCTCGCTGTGACCGTCCTTGCGCGCCTGCTCATAGAGGTCATGCTCCAAGTAGTCGAGGTACCAGGAAAGCCGCTCCCAGTTCTCGCGCGGCATGGTGATCGTGACGTAGTCGCGGCTCATCGCTCCACCCCCGACAACTCGAGGTTGGGGTGGATGGTGACCCGGTCGGCGCACATCATCGCGAGGGCGATGGCGCGGGCGAACGCGTCGCGCCCG